CAGTAGTTTTTTTAATATTGGCTATGGCTTGTTGAACAACGTCTTCATTACGCAGTGTGTCATACAAAGGTAATGACTCTTGAGGTATCAACTCGTTATCTACTCTAATGTAAGCGTCGTCAATAGCCGTAGCTATCTGCTTTTTACCTTCCGGTAGTATAGTGTTGACTAGATCGTCAATAAGACCTTCTAAGCTAGTAGCGTTACTACCTATCTTGTCCCCAAGGAACCTTGAAAACTGTGGTCTAATTACTGTACCTCTTTTAAGCTCTTCACCAACTAAAGAAGCATCACCAGTAGCTACTCCGGGACTAATAGTGATTCCTCTTTGACCAGCAGCTTCGATAAGTTCAGCACCTGTCTCACGAACTGCTTCAGGAGGTCTTATGTCTGGACCAGCTACGTCTAAAGCTCCTCTAGCACCAGAAATGCTTGATATAAGTTGTCCTGTAGGGCCCATAACTGCTAGAGTAGCAGGACCTGCAATACCTCCTACAATCATGTTGTACATTCGAGCAGAACTTATACCAGCAGCTTGTTCAGGATCTTCAATAAAGGTATAGTAACCACCAGCAGCGCCTATGCCAGCACTGGTTTTCATGCTCTGCAAAAGAGACCGACCACGAGTAGCATATATCTCAGCAGCAAGGGGTATAGTTTGAGCTATGGTGTCCCGTACAAGCGTTTGAGCAAAATCCATGTCACCCATCTTTTCTGCTTCAAGGACAGATCGAGTAAACTTAGCCGTTGAACCTTTGTCTGCTAAGCCCATTGACTCAGCAGAACCTAGAAAAGCTTGAGCAGGGCCAGCAAGTATTCTAATGCCTCCTGACTTAATTACGTCACCGTAAGTAGCCTTAGCAGATTCTGTGGCTAAAACTTCTTCATGCTTGTCTAGCAAAGCATCCATTTCTTGTTGAGTAAGTTGTTGTGTAGCCATTTACTGTTTACTCCTAAAAATCAAAACCAGAAAGGTCTAAGCTAATCGTTGTTCCTGTGTCGCCATAATAGAGATCGTAAATGTACTGAGCCGTTGATTGTTGATTTTTTGCCGCACGTCGAGCTAAATCATTATATGTTAAGGACCCTTGTTGATTTCCTGCAGACAAAATAAAAACTACGTCATCACCTCTATTTACTTTTCCGTCTTTTTCTAAATACAAGTTCCAAAGCTTTCTTTGTTCTTCCGGAGGCATAAAAGTAGAGTACCTAAAGTCACTACTAAACTTGTCCCAACTTCTTTCAATTTTGTTAATAGCTGCTGTTGGGTTTTCTGCAACTCTAGCTTCTCTAAGAGCCATGCCTTTCATAATTGCACGTTCGTTCATAGACTCCATTTGATTAAGCAGTTTTAAGTAACCACCCTGTTCTTGTAACAAGTTAGGAACCGAAGCAATAAAAGTATCAAATTCTTTGTCCGAAATAGCACCTTTAGTTGCTGCCAAGCGTGTTTTAACAAAGTCTTGAGTAAATGAACGTATTTGGTCTACAGAAGCTTCTTTGTTAGCAAAGTCCGACATGAGAGGATCATTTGAACTAACACCCATAGCTCTCATAAGAGTTAAAGTAGCTTTACGTGCTCCTGAAGTTTGGTTTGCAAGAGCACCAAATATTTCTGGCTGGTCTTGAGCAATTAACTTTGCTTCAGCAAGGGTAGAACGTAAATCCATAGCGTCCCCTGCTTTTTGAACCTGAATAGAAACCTCTTCAGCAACGTCTTCACCTACAGACTTAGCCAAAGCACTTTCTCTTTCTCCGCCAAGAGATACTGATACTCCTGTTCTTTCTCTTTTCTGTAAACCCCTTAAATCCTCTTCTGTTACTTGTCGTTTTGAACCTAACAGAAAAGTTGAACCTTCATCATTTTGAATGGTTTTTAATTTTACACCAGCAGCAGGGTCTTTAGGATCTACCCACTCAGTAATAGTAGAGTTAAACTTAGAGTCTGACGGTAATTGCCCTAACAAAGAAATGTCTCTTTTTTGAGAAGCTTCTGCTACTTTTACAGGAAGAAAACCTTTTTCTAAAAGATCTATTTGCTCCGCCCTAGTAAAAAAGGGACTAGGCTTTAGTGCTTCTCTGACCTGTAAAGCACTAGACAAACCTTGTGCTGTCAAACCTTCACCTAGTCTTTCTTGTATAACTTCTGGAGATAAAGGTTTTGTAGGGTCAGCAACAGCGCTCATAAGCATACCACTAGCTGCCTGCTGTTTACGTGCCTGCGCTTCTGCTTGAGCCATTTGAGCAGCTTCTTTAGCAAAACCTGCTGCTTCTAACTCACGACGTACACGACCAATGTTAGTTGCGTCTCCAGCAGCTAAAGCAGCATTACCTCTTTGCATTATTTCAGCAAGTTGTTGCCTTTTTTGTTGTGCTTCAGCTTTGCCCGGAAGACCACCAATGGTGGCACCTAAGTCCATCATACCTTTAGTAAGCTGAGGACGACCAAGGTTAGCTAAAAATTGTTGTGAAAAAGTAGCCATTGTTGTCTCCTTACTCGAACAAGCCGCCTAAAGCGGACCCAGCCAGTTGTGTACCAAAGCCTCCAGCAATACCTGCTTGACCAAGGCCAGCCTGTAGCAGTGCTTCCAGACCTGTAGTGTACGTTTCTCCGTACGTTCTCGCCTGCTCTGACAATGCAGCACGTCTTTGCTCTGCTGCTGTCATTCCGGGCTGTAGTGCGGACTGAAGAGCAGTCTGAGGTACGTAGCTGCCAGACAGCATACCTTGGGCCAACTGTGCTTGTCTTGTTTGCTCATCTCCAGCAAACTGCATTGCACCCAACATAGCTTTGTTTCTGGCTTCTTCTTGAGCTTTAGCAAGGGCAAGCTGCTCACCTGTGCCTCCAAACTGTGCCGTCTGAACACCCAATCGTCCCTGTGCAGCCAGACGTTGCTCCAAGGCCAAACGCTCACGTTCCTGCTCTGGTGTGATTGCAGTCATCATTCTTTGGAACACTTCCTGCTCACGGTCAGCTACAGGCATTGCTGCTTGTCCGTACATCTGTTGAGACTGTGACAGCAACTGCTGTTGCAACGCCTGCTCTTCAGGAGACATCTGCATGCCGTAGGACATTTCTCCTGTGACAGGGTCTTGTGTCATACCGAACTGACCACCAGTAGCGGTAGTAACAGTGTACGGCTGAAACTCAAGCATTCCCTTCATTTCTGACGCAAGGCCTTCTGGACCAGCCATCTCACGATAAGCTTGTTGCCCAATGTCGCCTATGTCTTCATAGCCTCTTTTTGCCAGCGCAAGACCAGCAAGCGCAGCCCCTGTTCTGCCTAGGTCTCCGGCACTACCGAAACCCAAAGCGTCTGCAAGATCGTCAAAAAAACTCATAATAATTTACCTATCAAAGCCATTACGTTAATCTCCTGTAGTGATAATTGAGACCCGTCAATGTCAGCCTCTAGTCCAACTACTATACTTGTACCGTACCCTGTTGCGTTCAAACTCTTTTGGTTAGTTAAGGCACCACCAGTAAACTCTACTGTGGTGTACTCACTCTCTCCGAAGTAGCCAGTAATCTGGTCACCTACTGTAAATTCCGCTGTTGCGTACGAACTCTTGAAGTCGTAAGCCCACTTAAGGAATACTGTGGCGTTGTTAGCGCCAACCAGTGTAGGCTTTAGCTTCTTCAGAATCTTAATACGTGAGCTATCGCCAAAAGTCAAACTTGGGCTGTAGTACTTGAAACGATAGGTGCTCCCATCGTCTTGATAACCACTGTACTCACTAATTCCTTTAGACGTTCCTATAAGCAGCGTACCGTCTTCTTGTCTTGTGTAGCATGAGAAGCCTGTAGACACCCAACGTGTAACACGGTACGAACCATTCTCTGTTGTGCCACGAACGTCGAAACAGTAAGTGGTGTCTTGACCTACAAATGTCAACAAATAAAAACCTTCTTCTGGACTATAGACAGACCTAAAGAAGTCGTTTTCAGTCTGCAAACCACCAATGATGTCCTTGGTAATGTTACCAGACAAGCTACTAATAGGCATAGACTTTTCTTGAATCGTACGCCCAAAACTCTTGAGTCCGGTGTGTGACAAAAATAACACGTCAGTACCAGTGTACTGTACAGTGTCTCTGTCTACGCAACCCACGCCAGCTACAGTGTCCGCTAGTTTCATTGTTGCGGGGTCTTCTGCACCTTCGTAAGCAATAATACTGTGGTTACCGAATATAATCAACAAACCGTTGTGTGCTGCTACGGCCACAATTTCGTCATAACCATCAGGCCAGACCTTAGAAACATTGATAGAACCACTGGTTCCACCTGAGTAGTCGTGACCTATTAGTAAGTCAGACCAATAAACAGTAGAGGAGTTAGCTCCTGTTCCTGTAACCCAAAGCCTACCGTAAGCAGAACAAACTTCGTTACCCTGTACAACACCAGCAGCGCCAGAGACAGAGTCTAGACGTACTACAGACGTGCCGTCGTACACCAAAGGCGCATGAGAAGCTTGAAACAAATACGCTTTGTCATTAAAGTTAACAATCTTCCAGTTGTCTGCTGTGATTGTGTAACTAGCAGGTGTAGCGTCAGTAAGGGTGGTTGTCCCTGTAAATATCTTGTTGTTACCTGCAGAAAGAACTACGTTAGTACCGCTACTCTTTTTAAACTCATGCACGACCCTGACTGTACCTGAGCCCAGTGCTGTTTTGTCTGTAGTCGTTACGTCATGCCCCTTACGTGCAGCAATACGTCCTCTCTTGTCAATTACAGCGTTGTCTGCAATCTCAGCAAAGGACGGGTCCTGCGCCAAAGGTGAGTCTTCAGTGTTAACACCTTTGAACGCAGGAGCTACAAGATTGATACTCTTTAGTTCTTGAGCCATATTAAATAGTCCTAAATACCATCTCTTCAGGATGTTTTGCTGCGTCTATTGCAATAGCGTCAGACAGGAACTTGTCAGCAATTTGGAAGTACTCTGCAGTAGAAGTACCTCCTGTTTCGCCACGCTCACGAGCAAGCAATGCTACCGCAAGGTGGACTACAGGCATGGAAGGTACGAGCAGTACGTCTGCATCGCCAGTCAAGTCTGCCTGTCTTTTAATTACGTCAAACCGCAGGCTGTACACACCGTCTGGTGTTGGGCTTACGAGTACTTGCGTGTCACCATTGGAGTCAAGGCCGTTGTACGTGTAGTACTTAGGTGCTCCTTGAACTTCTTCGGCAATGTACAAAGAGTCGTTAAACCAGTCTTTGGTTTGGTAACCCATAAAACAATTCTGTGTGTCATTGATTACTGACATGACTTTTACATTGTCGTCAGCACCTGTCAGAGAATAACCGTTGTCGGAAGCAGTAGTAGACACAACAATAGTGTCACGCAAGGCTGACCAGTCGTTGGACTCTTCTACTAGCTTTTTAGCGTCGTTAATGTAGTCACCTACCATCTTGCTGTACGTGTTGGCAGTGACGGTAGTGACTTCGTCTTCACGCAACCGACGTAGTACGTTATTCATTAAGTTAAGATATGTCATACGAGCATTCCGCTATTTTTAAGTAAAAAGTTATTTAGTTCTATGTCGTAGTCTTTTTGCTGCGGCTGGTAACCAACGTACTGAAACTGAGCAGGATCGTAAGACAACATGCCCATGTGAGGTTTGAAGTCAGAGCTTATTGGTGCACCACTGAGCATACCTTCTTCTTCACCGTCTCCTTCTCCGTCCCCGTCGCCATCACCGTCACCATCCCCAGTACCTGTTCCGGTTCCTGTGCCAGTACCCGTACCGTCTCCGGTGCCAGTGCCGTCACCAGTACCGTCTCCTGTACCAGTAGTGTCTTTACCTTGTGTCTCAGCGTCCTTACGTACTTGCTCTGAAGACTCTAAGTCTTTCTCAAGCTGCTCGTCGGCTGCGTCCTTTCTAGACTGCTCAGCGTCTTTAGCATTAGTTTCAGCTTGAGTGTCCTTCTGAGCATTCTCGTCCTTGGTTGACTGTTCTGCTGCCTGCTGTTCCTTGGCAGCTTCTTCAGCAGCCTGTTGCTCTTTCTGTTGCTCTTCTGCTGCTTGTTCTTTAGCAGCTTCCTCAGCAGCTTGCTGTTCCTTTGCGTCAGACTCAGCTTGAGCATCCTTGGCAGCTTCGGCCTCTTTTTCTTGAGTTTCAGCCTGAGCGTCCTTAGCAGCTTCCGCCTCTTTGTCAGCAGTCTCTGCGTCCTTCTGCTGTTGTTCGGCAGCAGCGTCCTTCTGACGTTCCTCAGCTTCCTTCTCGTTGCTTTCAGCCTGAGCGTCTTTAGCAGCCTCAGCTTCCTTCTCTTGAGTCTCTGCCTCAGCATCCTTAGCAGCTTCTGCTTCTTTATCAGCAGTCTCTGCGTCTTTTTGTTGTTGCTCTGCTTCCTTGTCTTCACGTTCAGCCTGAGCTTCCTTCTGACGTTCTTCAGCAGCAGTTTCTTCCTTTTGACGCTCTTCAGCCTGTCTGTCTTTTTCTTCCTGTTCAGCCTGACGGTCCTTTTCTTGCTTCTCAGCTTGATCTTTGTCTGCTTGTTCAGCTTCTTTTTCCTGACGTTCTGCTTGGTCCTTGTCTGCTTGCTCAGCATCTTTTTGCTGTTGTTCTGCTTCGGCATCTTTCTGACGCTGCTCTGCGTCTTTCTCAAGCTGCTCAGCTACATCCTTCTCTTGGTCTTCAACTTGGTCTTTCTCAAGTTGTTCTGCTGTGTCTTTTTCTTGAGTTTCTGCCTGAGCTTCCTTGTCAGCTTCCTCAGCAGCCTGTTGCTCCTTCTCTTGAGTTTCAGCGTCAGCTTCTTTCTGAGCTTCCTCAGCAGCCTGTTGTTCTTTCTCTTGAGTCTCTGCCTGAGCGTCTTTCTGAGATTGTTCTGCAGCAGCCTCTTCTTTCTCTTGAGTTTCTGCTTCAGCGTCCTTTTGAGATTGTTCTGCAGCGGCATCTTCTTTCTCTTGAGTTTCCGCTTGAGCTTCTTTATCAGTTTGTTCTGCTTGAGCTTCCTTATCTTCTTGCTCAGCTTGACGTTCTTTTTCAGTTTCTTCAGCGTCTTTTTGTTGCTCTTCTGCCTCTTTTCCTTGTTCTTCTGCTTGCCTGTCTTTTTCAGACTGTTCAGCTCTAGCTTCTTCTTTTTCTTGAGTTTCAGCTTGGGCTTCTTTCTCTGACCTTTCTGCCGCAGCTTCTTCTTTTTCTTGAGTTTCAGCTTGGGCTTCTTTTTCTGCACGTTCAGCAGCAGCCTGTTCTTTCTCCTGAGTTTCAGCTTGGGCTTCTTTCTCTGACCTTTCTGCTGCAGCTTCTTCTTTCTGTTGTGTTTCAGCAGCAGCTTCTTTGTCAGAACGTTCAGCAGCAACTTCTTCTTTTCGTTGTGTTTCTGCTTGGGCTTCTTTAGTAATTCTTTCTGCAGCGGCATCTTCTTTAGACTGAACTTCTGCTTGTTCGTCCTTAGACTTTTGTTCAGCAGCTTGTTCTTTTTCTGTTCTTTCAGCGTCTTTCTCAGACCGTTCCGCAGCAGCATCCTTGTCTGCTTCTGCATCTTTATCAGCCTCAGCATCTTTAGCGTCTTCGGCTGCTTGTTCGTCTTTAGCAGCCTCAGCGTCTTTGTCTGCTTCAGCGTCTTTAGCAGCCTCAGCAGCAGCCTCATCTCCAGTTTCTACAGTACTGGCTAGAGGATCATCGTCTTCGGC